CGCCGATGTTGTCAGCGGTAGCGCTGTAGTCAGCGGGCATGTGGTTGGTCTTGATGATCGTGACGCCCATGTAGGTCAGCGAGTCCTGCAGGGAGTTCATGCCCTGCTTGAAATCGGCACCGAGGCCGCCAGCGGCAGCAACGCCACCGAACATCGGCTGCATGTTGAAGCGCTCGGTGGCGCTTTCCGCGTCGGCGATACCGAGACGACGGATCTGCTGGAAGAGACGGGGGCTGACAGCGCAGTACGTCGCGCCGACGGCAACGTCGTTCTCCTGCAGGTCGATGCAGTAGTCCTCGATCGCTTCGAGGATCTTGAGGGCCGCAGGAGCGTCAGCAACACCACCGAGGTCGGTGTGCTGGAACACGGCGGGGAAACCGACAGTAAGATCGCGGGGATCACCGGTCAGAGGCTCGGCCACACCGGCCAGCGCGAGGAAGGCACCGATCTGCTTGTCACGGGCGTTCGCCAGAGTCTGGCCAGCCTGACGCGCGAGTTCCTGACGGTACTCCCACTGCGTGATCATGAGGTCGACGTTATCGAGCTCGAAGTGAGCAGCCATCGGCCGCGCGTCGAGCGAGATCGCGAAGGTTTCGGTCTTGGCATCCGAGCCACCGACGAGGTAGTCACCGGCCGCCCACGCGGGACGAAGGCCGACCTTACCGGTCATCGGGAACTCAATCGAGCGACCGCTTTCGATGCTCTTCGAGGTCACCATGGGCTCGAACATTCGGTACTCGTCGTAGGCGTGAAGAACTTCGCCCGACCAGATAGGAAGCCAAAGCTTACCAGCATCGTTGCTGTCCGAAATGGAGGTACCTTCGAGGCCGCTGGAACCGTTACGGTAGGCAATATCAGTCTGAGAGAGGGACATAGTCATAGTAGTATCCTTTCGAGATACGAGTTGATTGATCAATTAAAAAGAGAACACGGGGGATGTCAAAGAAGGACATCGGTACACGCAGTCATAGATTGCTCACGCTGTAGTGAATCCAATTACGCGGTAGGGAATCGGTGGGAGAGCTAAGCCCTTTCGGGGAGATCACCAAATCATCCCATGGTACGCCAGTCAGTCTTGGACGCACGCTCTTCCACGGCCTTGCGGAACGAATCGTCACGCTTGAACCGAGGGTTGGACATATCCATGCGGTATTCCTGCATAGACTTATATCCGGGGAGTTGCCGCGAGGCCTGAGCGGTGGCGGGGTTCACCGCACCGGGCGCTCTGGTAGCCTTAGGTTCCGCCGCTCCGTTAGGATGGGCAGCATCAAAGGCTGCGGTCAGCCCACGCAAGGTCAGCTCCGAGCTGGCACCAGCAAGACCACTCTGGAGCGCAGACAGCTGCTCCCCAGAATAAGCCGTACTAGCCCAACGCAGCACCTGCGAGAGCTTCTGCCCACCACCAACGATATCAGCAGCCTTGCCGAAGGCTTCCTTACGCTTGGCTTGTTGGGCAGTCAAAAAGTCATTTACCATTCCGTCATTAAAACCGGTCTTGTTCTTGATCTCTTCACGAGTCTCAGCGGTAAGCTGGCCCGTGCTGTTGACCTCGGCAGTCCAGCGGGTGTAGTCAGCCTCGGTAGGCCGGACATACTCCTGAGACGGAGCTTCTTCGGGAGCCGGTTCTGCCGCAGCAGGTTCCGGGATACGAAGTTCGTCCATAAGCTCTTCAGTGCTGGCGGGGGCGGGCTCTGCAGGAGCAGCAGCCGGGACCTCCGGTGCAACGGGAGCTTCGACGTGGTCGGGGTTGTCAGTGTTTCCAGCCATCTGGTACTGACGCTTGAGATCAGCAACTTCCTGCTGACTCTGCGTAAACTGAGCCTGAGCTCCCTTGAGGGAATCAAACCAGTCAGCAGCAGACTTGAAGTTATCCGGGATCTTCTGGCCCTGTTCGGTGACGTACCGCTCAAACATCGCCCGTTCGTGGGCAGCCTGCTGAGTGGCCTTGTCGGCGAGAGGATCAACCTTAACAGCTTCGAGACCAGCCATAGCTTCGGTGGTCAGCGGAGTGTCGTTGCCCGGAGTCGCGGAAACGGGGGCTTCCCCTTCGTTACGATAGTCGCCCTCGGGGAGAGGGTTAGTTTCTTCATTCATAGTAGTTCTCCAATTTAGTTTCACTGAGTCGGTGGCGGAGCAGCCTGACCCATAGCTTGCTGGGCAGCCTGCATGACACCTGCACCGGCGGCTTGCCCGATGCCTCCAGCAACGCCCTGCGACAAAGCTGCCGCGGACTGCTGTTCGGCCTGCTGGGCAGCAACGAGCTGCTCCTGCTCGGCCTTCTCCTCATCGCTGCGGATCCAATTCCTCGGATCGAATCCAAGCGAAGCAACCAATGCAGTACCGTACTCCTGCCACTTGAACGAGCCAAGCGCCTCAGGAGGAAGGTTACGGACCATCTCGCCCAGCTGCATGAGCTTCTGCAGCTCAGCGTCTCGGGAGAGGGCCTGAAGACCAGTAACCACATTGACCGAGAGTCGGCCATTAGCTGTGAACTCGTTCGAGAGACGTTCGTCAATCTCACCAGCACGCAGCATCAGGGTAATGGTACGTCGAACAATGGGCTGGAGCATGTTCCGTGCGATGGCGCTGAAGGCACCACCGAGCACGTTCTCAATTTCCATACCCAACATGCGGACCTCGGTAGCCGTGACACGCTCAGCCGAGCGGACACCGGAGCTGCCGATGAGGAACGCATTGCCCACTTCTCTACGCATCGTCTCGACGGCCTGCTGGGCCGCACCGAGCTGAGGGGAGAGAGTCTGGGCAGGGGACACCGTCGAGAGGTGTTCAGGTCGGACACCGACGAACGAGCCTGACGGGTAGTCAGCCATGTCCTCGACATCGACGTTAGCACCGGGGTCAACGGAGATCCAGAAGGTGGACGCAGCCACCATTCCTTTGATCATAGATTCGGTGTAGGACTCAAGGGTCTCGATGTCGCCGAGGATCTCTTCGCAGTGGGAGCGACCGTAGTCCTCACCCGTGACGGAGATCCAACGGAGGGGCATGAACGGGGTCGTCTGGAAGACACCCTCGTCGATCGGTTGCCCATCGCTATCCTCAGAGTAGTAGTCCCACGTCCCTTCGCCCTCATTCCAGACAACACGGTTGAAGTACGCATCGTACTCCGGGGCGTTGCCAAAGGCGTTGTTGGAGGAAGGGAAGAAGTGTTGGTCATAAGCCTCGAACTCATCGCTGTTAGCTTCCTTCGGCTTCCAGTCCAAGTACATCAGCTCAACCACGGAGCCGTCGATGTCACGACGAACCACGTACTGATCAAGGCGGTAGACCCGGAAAGAGAAGTCGTCGTCCTCGACCAGAAGCACATCGCCAGCGACGATAAGATGCTGCAGGGCAAGGAAGAGGGAGTCACGGAGGTTGTCCCCCATGAGCTTACTGAAGACCTGTCCGGCAAGAGCTTCCATATGACCGACCATGTCACCCGAAGGTTCCATGCCGTCCCGGAGCTCGAACTTAAAGAAGGGCAAGTCATTCAAGGGAAGCAACGCGGAGAGCATCCGCGAGGACATGTTAGTCACGCCTCGTGAGCTGACCGAGCTAAAGGGCTTGGGCAGTTCAGAAGCATTGGTGTACCCCTCCGGAGGGAGGAGTGACGGGATAGTAAGCGAGCTCATGTAGCGAGCACGCTCAAGCTTGGTGGATCGATTGCTATCGAGGGAATTGAATCGCTCAGCAAGGCCACCAGCCAATTTCTTAGCTAGATTTTCAGCCATGATTCACCTCACAAAGGTCGTACGTCAGAGCCCGACGAATTGCCACCAAGGCCAGACGCGAGGGCTTGTTCGATTGCAGAGAAGTCAGCAGCCAGATCATCCTCATTCTTAGAGTCACTAAGAGAATCTAGCTCAACATCCAAGGCCTTCTGGGCTTTGGCCATGTTGGCTTCGTTCGCACGTTCGGTCTGCTTCAACTGAAGAGCCATATCTTCATCGCGCTGGTCCAGCTCGGCTTGCAGACGCATTTGTTCGTCGGCAGCCTGAGCAAGCATACGCTCGTTTTCGAGGGCTGATTCGTTCAGTCGTCTTTCCATTTCAGCGTCGGTAGTACCGCCCATGATAATGGGAGCGCCTCCGCCGAAGTAACGCGAGGTGTGATGCGGCCTCTCCAGAAAGAGAGACGTGTTGAGTCGTTGCTTTCGCATAATACTCTCCTATCAAGAGGGTCGTGTATCAGTAAATTGTACGCCGGTGTCGGAGGAATCTCCAGTACCAAAGCCAGCGAGGGTAGAACCATACTCAGCCTGCTGGCGTTGAAGCCGCTGCTGGAGCTGATTCTTTTGATCGACAATCTGTTGCTGCCGAATCTTGTTGATTTTATCATTCTGCTCGGCCTGTCCGGCCTGAGACTGAGCCCGCTGCTTGCGAGCATCAAACTCCTTGGAGAACGAGGCCCTGTCGTTAAGACGTTCGATGTCCAGACGAGTAGCCGTCTTGTCCTTCATAGAGGCAAGCTCAGCGTTGACGTCCGCATTGAGATAGTACTCAGTAGGGTTGATGTACATCTTCTCACCAAAGTCGCCAGTAAAGCTATCCATCTTGTTAGCCCCGGCCATCTTGGCCAAGGTTGCAGCGGAAGCGTAGCGATCGAGGTTAGCGGTAGCCTTGTCGTAGTCCTTCATACCCTTCATGACTTCATCAAGGGAGGGACCACCACTGTCGTACATGTTGATAATCCCAGCATAGTGAGCGGCCTGATTTCGGGCTTGCTTGTTAGCATTAGGATTAGCTTGGTGGTATGTCTTATCCATGTCAAAACCACGAGCCGCATCGTAGCGATCCTTAAGGGGGTCCGCCTCAATGTTAGAGCGAAGATCTTTATAGATACTAGCTCGGGTGTCCTTGAACTCCTCGTTAACCATACGGTTAGCCATGGAGGTAGGATCGGTCTCGGTATAGAAGTCCTCGAACTTTGAGTCGAGCCCGACCTTCTTGCCCGTAAAGGGATCCACGAACGAGGAGACGAGCTCCACCGCCTGCGGGGCCTTGAACGCGTCAAGGTCGGCAATAGCCTTCTGGGTATCCTGCATGCTCTTCTGAGCAAGCTTGGAGTACTGGCCGATAGACGAGGCCTTGTCAGGAGCGTCCGCCATGCCCGAAAGCACCTCGGAGATCTCCGTGTTGGTCTGGTTGAACTGGGTGTCGAGAGCCTCACGAGCACTCTGGGAGGACCCGAAGGCTAAGTTAAAGTCTTCGGACTCCTGCTGGAACGTGAGGAGATCTACGGATCGCCGCTCCCTGCGGGTAAGGGCCTGCTGGCGAGCGTAGTTCGAGCTGTAGGATTCACGGGTTGAGGCAAGGTTGCCGTCCGGTCCTTCAGTAAAGTACCTGCGGCGATATCCGCTTAGATCGGTAAGCCCGGTAGCGTTTAGTGAAGTTTTAAAGGCGTCAAAGGAAAAGGGATCTTTCGCCTTAGTGCTTCTACCTGCTTGTGTGCTATATACATGAGGTGGCATTACTTGCTCTCCTTTCCATATTTCCTAACAGTTTTGTTGAGTTGAGTGATCGCCCAGAGCTGGCCAGCGTGGAACGCGGCGTCTCTACCAAGGCGATCGTTAGAGTGATCAGGGTTGTACGGGGGAATCTGAATCTGACTTCTTAGATCCTCCACGGCCTCCTCTAGGCTTGGCATTGAGGTCTTGCTTGAGTGTCGCAATGTCGGCCTCCATTCGGGCAATGAGAGTAATAAGATCTGAGACGACAAGCTTCAGCTCGCCCGCAGAAAGGGTAGCTCCTCGCAGGAGCCGTGCTTTGATAAGTTCAATGTTCATTGTTTTGTCCTAAAAAGGCGGGACCGAGCCCCCGCTAAGGGACCCGGCCCGACCGAGTGAGAGGCTAGTTATTGTCATCCGCTTCGATATCCACGACCTCACAGCTATTGCCGGAGCACGCGAACGTCTGAGATGACTTGGTTGAGTCCTGAAGCTCGTACTTAGAGAGTGATTCCCAATCAATCTTGGGGAAGGCAGCAGCACGCTTCTCGTACTCCTCCTTAGTGATCTCTTCATAGGGAGCCTGTGCATAGACGTGCTCGCTCCGAGGGAGGAACGAGAGTCCTTGTGCAATATCCCAGTGATCATTGTAGAGCTCAGCTCCAAGCGCCATGAACTCCTCCGGACGGTACTCGATGGTCACGGACGGGTTGTGATCCGTCCATGCCGTCTTGACCGTGTGCCAGTCCTTAAGCATGTCCTTGGCGGTACCGCGAGTGGCCACCAGATTGAAGCCACGCTCGATCAGCATGCGCGCCACCTCGATAGCTGCCGACTTGTCCACTTCACGCACCGAAATAAAGGCAGTTCCCTTCTC